GCAATCCAACCGTTAACATCAGTTTCAAATTGAGCTAAATCTGCATCTAAGAAAGTTAATACGTCATCATCTGCAACAGTAATAGTACCGCTCAAAGTAAGAGGTGCTAAAGAAGCCACTGTTCTACTGCTATTTGCACCGTTAAGATAAACCGCGTCACCTACTGTAATACCAGTTTCGCTTTCTACAGGAGGAGTAGTATCAGCAGATGCTCCAGTAGCATAAGTAGTTACTGAAGGATTGGCAACGATCTGAAGCAAGTAACGATCGTTATCAAATACTCCAGAAGGGTTATTAAAACGCGGAACTACATGCTCAATATAGTAACGAGTGTATGAACTAGTACGACTAACAGCATCAAACACATCAGTACCACCAGTAATTTCACGAATACGAAGATCTTTACCGGTATGAACTGATTGCTGACGGTAAGACTCTGTCATGATTACATCACGGATAACCTTTTCTCCAGAACCTTTAAGTTGAATTGCTTCACATTGATTAACTGTACAAAGTCCGCTAAATTCGCAAGGATCTCCATTAAGATCTACTTCAGAAGCATAAATTTGAACTGGTTCCAAGAATGCTTTCATTCCATCATTTGGATAAAAAGTGCAATTACTAAAACGAGTATCAACGTATGCACCAGTAATAATAAGACCTGCACCATCATTAGCATCTCCAATTGGAGTAACTGTTGCAGGTAAAGCAACTGCACCAGTAACATAACTCTCAAGTAAATTAATATTTGCTTGAGAAGATGTACCATCTCCAATTGCGGTCCAGTTAGTACCACCATTAGTAGTGTAAGTGATTTCTACTTTAATGAATGGATTAATAGTTTTGTTTTTCAACAAATCATAAGCCCACCCTACATATACGCTAAGCGCGTTAGCTTCTACTGGAGCAGCGTCTGGATCTGCACAACACCCTGTGTAAGCACTTGCAGTTAAGTATGCATTACGAGTTAGGTATTGAAGTGCAGGAGTTCCTTTAACATCAATACGAAGGTTGTAAGTTTCATTACAAAGGAATTCTTTAGCGCAATCTGTAGTAGCAAATGTTTGGTTAGTTTGACCAACCAAAACTTGAGCTTGCTGAGCTTCACAATTATCTACTCTGTAAAATTTAGTTACATACTTAGGGTTAATAAGCTTAGACTTATTAGATTCCTGATAGCCTCCGTGGAAAGGACCAATTTTATCATTCTCGCGAAATGATGCTGATGCCAAGAAAAGAGGGCAGCAATCTCCAGAAGATACAATACTACCAAGGTCTACACCTTGAAAGCTTTGATTAAAAAATCCAAATGTAGGAGTTGAACCTGCGGCTAAGTCTGCGGTAGTAGTACCTGCACCATCTTCAACATAACCACCAGTGCCTACAAAGGCTTTCTGAAATGAGTGATTGAAATAAGACATTTTTTTTAAAATTTAAAATTAAACAAACAAATATATATTATAATATAGTGAGTCTTTTAGTAATATCAAACATTACTTAAGAAAAATAAGTTTGTATTTAGTAATATTAATTAGACTTTTGATCTCATCAATTGTATTAATAATTTCACTGTACCCACAATACTCTTGAATTTCTTCACACATTGAATAAAGTTTTCTCAAGTATTCTACACCTTCCTCTGCTGTTGTCATTGTAGGTAATTCTGCAGAGGTTGGATAAACAAGTAGTTTTTCTGTAACACCTTGATATTGTTCAGCAAGACTGTCAATAAAATCTCCTACTTCATCATAAAATCCGTTTAATGCCATGTGTGCTGCGTAGCCACCTGGTCCTGAAACAGATAAATGTGCTATATGGGTTTTAGTTCTACCATTCATTAGCTCAAAAATGAAAGCACCCATCATTTCTGATTTGTCCATCATTTTTTCTTGAGACATTTCCGGACCCTTAAAAATATTAGGCGGAGGGGTTGCGGTTTTAAGTTTTCTCATTACGTGTTATTGTTTACTGAACCAGCTTGAATTTGATATTGATTAATTGATTCGATATCTCCAGCTAAAATTTTAGCAGCTTCATCAACTAATATTTCAGCAATATCATCTTTAAATTCACACTCTACATCTGTAGTAGACTCTTGAAGAGTATAAGGATCAACACATCCAGTAATCTGAACTTTATCAGGAGAACGATAGTACATTAGTTTGGCTTTGTATACTTCAAACTCATTATTAGTATAGATTCTGAATTTATTACCAGCGTAAGTACCAAAAGTTTCTCCCCACTGAAAGTTAGGATTAGTTAAATCATTTTCCAACAACGCAGGTACATTAGCCTCTTCAGCTAGATATACGTATATTGATGTTGGTTCCGGACAGCATTCTTTCTTTACACTTGCTTCAATTCTATTATGATGTAAAAAATTTGATGGTAGCTCTTGAGAGTATTCATACTTATCACCAATAGTAAGAAATAAATCAACCTCTGTTAAAAGTTTCTGCAAGTCGCCAATTTTTATAGTTGATTGCTCTGCAGCTTCTTGTAACTGGTTGATACCCATAATCTGTCTATGAACCCACTGAAGCTGTCCTTTGTTAAATGCCTCAATAATTTGCCAGCATTCAAGATTATCATAATCTTGACTTGCTAGTTTATTAAGTCTTTGCTTAATCTTAAGTTGTAGAGTTGTGTTATTCATTACTTAAAATTAGTTAATAACTTATTATTTATGGTGCCACCAACCTTAAGACCTGCAACATTTTTAGCAAACTGCGCACGCTTTACAGTATTAGATGAATAATCATCTTTATTACTTAATACTTTATTAGCAAATTGTTTTGTTGTCATACCTGCATTTTTAGCTTGTTGGCTAAATGCTCCAGTTGTCCCTTTGGCTTTCATTTTTTTAGCAGCCTTTTGAATCCATTTGTTTGCCATTATTCTTAAGATTATAGGGAGGGGTTATCGCCCCTCCCTATTACTGTTACTTATTATTTATTCCAATAATTTTCAACAGCTTCAAGTAATCTTGTTGTTATGTCATCATTAATTGGGTTTTTTAAGAATTCTGCAACATCCGAACCATTACGACCAAGCATTGTATTAGTTTGTTTCTCATAAATGTAACCATCAGCTTTTGTAACAATCATCTTATAATAAATAGCATCTTTAACAACGGCTTTGATTTTGAGATCTTCCATACTCATATCAACTACTTCAATAAATGATTCTGAGGCTCTAGTTATACTTGCTTCTACACCATTACCATTAATGTAAACATCCATGTTATCATACAACAAATCGTTTGGTGTGGATTTTTTATAATTAGCTCCACTTGCATCAAGAATCTTAGCTACATAAAACAGTTTATTAGTATTCTTATCATACAAGTTTGTCAATTGTGCTAGTGCTTTATTTTTTAGCTTTTTAACTGTAGTTTTGGTATTTATAGTTTCTTCATAACGATCTAAATAAAACTTGCAGCTACCAGGTTTATTTTTAGCGTCTTCATAGCTTTTTGCTATGATAGAAAAACCACCTTCTTCAATGGCGTATATCTTAATAAGGTCGTATGGATTTTGAGGATTTAAATAAACCGGATCATTTCCACAACGAATACTAACCTTACCCCAAAAATCATAATTATCGGGGCGTAGCAATTTTACCTTATTCCAAAAATCAGGATCATCTGGTTTAATAACATTTGAGGCAAGTTCCATTTCCAATTGCGCTACAGTTTGGCGAATTTGATTAATTTTTGCCTCTCTTTTTTCAAGATCCTTAATTTGTTTTATTGAGGGAGCAAATTCATTCAATCCTGTAACATATCTGCGAACACCATTGTTCTCAATGCATGCTAGCTGTTCTTCGTGATATACCCCATCAAAAAGAGATAAACCATATTTTTCTAACCCCATGTTTTCAACCATTTGACTGAAATAAGGTTTGATTTGAATAGGTCCTGTACTTGTACTAACGTCTACTAATGTAAATGACATAATGTTGGTTTTTTAAATAATTAATTAAACGACTACTTTCACAGCTCCTGCAGTATGATAAAGATCACCTGCACTCAATCCTGCAGCAACTGCTGCAGCATTATTAGCATATTCTGCTAGAGTTAGAAAATCTACAATTTTGTTTAAATGTGCTAAACGAGCTAATGTTGCATCACCAGTTCTACCAGTTCTATTAGCTTTTGCTAATTCTGGATCTGGGCTTTGTGCGCGAAATTTATTTAATGACATTGTTTTTAAATTTAAATGTTTTTAATTTAAATAGGGGAGAGTTTAAACCTCTCCCCTATTTTAAATCTAATTATTATAGTGAACCACCAGTTACAGGGTTTCTCATAACAATCTTCAACACTTTGGTCGGATCTTTTACCCAAATAGCAGGCATTGTTTGAGTCATATATACTCGATATCCGTTAAAATTACCAGATGAAGAGAATCCTTGAGTACGTCCCATGTAATCCATAGTACCGTTCTGGTAGAACCACTTCAATTGATTATCCCAAGACAATTTCAACAAGAAGATGTTGTCATTGGTATTGTCAGTAATATCAAAGATAATGAAGCTATAAGATGACAATGGGAAACCATCAATAATTGGGTTCTCAACATCATTAGTATGAAGGTTATCAAACGCTGGGTTTAGTACAAACTTAACGTTAGCCAAGAATGGAATTACATAGCTAGTGTATGCAAAACCAAAGCCAAGGTCCATACCTTTATTAGTAATAGCACCGATATCTGCAGCTTGAATAACAAGACCAGAATTAACTGCTTCACGCTTGATTGCTTCATTAATCATTCTCATACCACCCATACCAGTTTGTACGATAAGTTGACGCTTAGGATCTGGACCCTGGAAGTCAACTTTACCAGCATAGAAGTTATAGATTTCTGAACGGAACAAATCAAGATTGAAGTTAGACTTGTTGTATACACGCTTAAATGAGTTATCAAGCTGCTTCCAAAGACCTACTGACAAACGAATGTCATCTGGACCATCCTGACGAACTCTACCACCTTGACCCCACATGAGGTATTGCTCAATATCATTAGCAATTTTAGAAAGGTGTGCAGATTCCATAGCAGTCATGAAAGTACGTGAAAGAGAACCATTTTTCATAGCTCCTTTAACGTAATCTTTACCCATTTTCTGAACCATGTCCTCTAGATTAGAAACTGAAGGATCAATACTCTTATCGAATGATCTCCAGATTTCGGTTACAGGAACAGTACCATCTGCATTCATACCGCCTTTTAGCATCAAATCAGCGCGTGATGAAATTGAATAGTGTACGTGCGCTTCAGAACCACCAACAAAGTTGTAGAATTCTCGGAACCCTGCAGCTGTAGTAATATCAGAAAAGCGCTCTCCGTATTCTCCGCGAGCAGAACCCTTACGGAAAATTTTAGTACCTGGCTTCAAGTAGACACCAGGATCAAGAGTCTGACTGTTATCATTATTTACAAGTTGTACAGTGTAAATAAAAGCTTCACCTAGTGGAAGAATATCTTCCGCAGTGATGTACATTTCAAGACCATTGAATTTATCATAAGTGATGATGTCTCCATGACCAAATTCTCTACGAGAGATCTTGATCTTAAAAGTTTGACCATCAGCACCTACGGCTGTTTCACCGGTTTCTACTAGATCAACAATGTAAGGAAGATCAAGTACGTGTGGAGTTTGCCACTTATACTCTCCTCTGGCATTATCGACCATAATTACATTTTTACCACCAAAACTAGACATCTGGTATAGAGGCATTTCCACTTTTTGAGTCATAGCCCAAAGGTCTACAGGACCTAAATCAAGTGGATCAGCGTCACGCAGCATACTAGTTAGGTGATATGAATCTACGTGTGAGCTAGCATTGTAGCTGGTATCCCGTAGAAATATACCATTGTTTAAAACTGGAGTTGACATTGTTTATTAATTATAGTTAAAAATTATTTTTATGGTTATTCTAGTTATAATATTATCGTTTAAAAAAGTTTGAATTCCTTGGAATTCTTCTAAATTTTTGTTCTTCTTTTTCTACTACAGGTGATGATGTTGTCATCTTTGCCTGTGTTGTTTTTAATTGTCTTACCGTCTTTTCAACAGCTTGTTTCGTACCCTGAGATTTAATTTTACTTTTATATCCGTCTGGATCTGCAAGTAACCAAAGAGCTTCAGCAATCAAATCATGTCTTGGCTCTACATATTGGTATCTCTCTAGCAAATGTCCTAATAGATTAGTTGGTTTACCAGACATTGATGGATATTGCGGCTGTACCAAACCAGAGTAAAGCATACCCTGTGTTTTTTTATCTAGCTTAACACCAGCAAGTTCTCCAGTTGCAAGAGTATTATATACATTTTCCATATAATGTTGTGCTGCTTGCTGTTGTTGAGCTTTAATTTGTTCTTGTTCAGCAACTTTTCTTTGCACTATAGCTTCTTGCATTTTATCCAATTTTGGCTTAAACTTTAATGCTTTTGCACCAAGTTCCCCTCTATCTAACCACCCTTCAATTTCTTCTTCAATTTCATCAGCATCACCAAAATTTGTAGCATACAGATATTCTTTAACAATCTGTCTTTGCCCTTGCTCTGTATCTACATCTAAATCCATTACTTCCTCTGCTTGAGCAAGTACTCTAAACAAACCTTTAAGATCTGTACCACCATCAGCTACATATTTTGCAGCGTATTGTAGTTCTTCTGGTAAAGCAGCAAAAAATTCTTTAGGTGTATTTTGCTTAACTGCTTTTTCACGCTCAGCAATATTTGCTTGAATTAATTCTTCAAAATCTTGGATTGTGTAGTCATCAAAACTTTTATCATCATCAAAAGGAAAAATTTCTCCTTTTTCTACAAGTTTTGAAAGAACTTCTGATAAACCACTTTTATCAATTTTTGGTCTACCACCTTTATCTACCTCATTTTGGCTGTCTTCAATTAAAGAACTGAAATCGTCAATTGTTTCTACTTCATCAGTATTTATATCTTCTTTTTCAATTTCTTGTTCTTCTGTTGAGTTTTCCGGCTTGTCAATGAACGTCATATCCACACTTTCTTTTTTAAAAATAGTGGGCTTTTTTTCTTCTGTTTCTGGAAGCATAACATTTTCAGCTCCCGGGGCACCTAACAATTCGTCTAAGTTGATATCAACTTGTTCAACGGTTGTTGATTCTGTGTTTTTTGTCATTTTTGTTGGTTTGTGTACATTAATAATTTAAATAAAATTCATGATTTAAACTTGAAAAATTAATTGCTTAAAAAAAGAAACTTACATTATATGGCTATAGCATAATACCTCTATTATTTACTTTCTTTATTTTGTTTATTTTTTGCAGGATTATCATACTGATTTTTATTAGTTTTTGCTATTTCAAGATCAGTTTGCATTTTTTGTCTAGCAATCGATAGTTTTTGTTGTTCAACACTCATCTTATCATTGTGCTGCTGAGCTTTTAATGTTTGAGCATTAGATTGAATATTCATTTGAGCATTGTATTGCTCAGTTCTTTGAATTTTGTCTAATACATCTAAGTAATCTGACTGAAGGTTTTGGTTAATGTCTTGCATTGCACCATAGCCGGCAGCTCTAATTTCAGCAACCATTATATCTTTTTGGCGATTTTTATCAGCTTCCATTGATTCATATTCTCTCTTCAGTCTTTCTTCTTCTTGCTTAGATTGAATCATTTGCTGTTGCAATTCTTGCTGTTGTTGTAATTCTTGCTGTCTTTGTTGCTCAGTTTTTTGTTCAGTATCCTTAAGAACTTCGCTAATCTCAGAAATAGATTCAGATTTAATTATGTTACCTAAATCATAAATGGATGCTCCGGAAGTATTATTACTCATTGCTAATTGCCTCAATTGCTCAAGTATTGCTCTATGATTAGCTTTAGTAGTACAGTGAGTATTTAAATCACGTAACAAAAGATCGGTACCATTTATTTCAAAAAAGGCCCTCTCCTCAGAAGAGGTTATGTATTGAAGTCTTACTGAAGGATTTTCTGATTGATAATACTGAGATAGATCTGTACGCATTTGATGTACCCTCGGCATTAAATAATCAGAATGTTGGATAAAGTAAGTTTCAGTTTGTGCATACGAAGCATTCATAGCTTGCTGTATGCCTGTTGCTGTTTCTGCTGCAATTTGCTGACCTAAACGTTGCGGGGTAATTCCGATAGTTTCAAAAGCCTGCATCTTAAAGTAATTAGCTAATTGAATTCTACCAAGCAATCTATTAGTCTGCGAAAGATCTAATTGTTGATAATGCTGAAAAGATAATGCATTTTCTGTATTTGTAATAGATGTATCAAGAGGCAACATTTGAAAATTTTTCATTGCCACATAAGCCTTACCAAGATTATTTTTTCCCCAATCTTCTCCGAGTGAGTGTCTTGGTAATGCATTTTGATCTAGTAAAATTACAGTTCCTAATTCATCAACTAAAATATCTGCAATCTGATTATTTACAATATTATATGCAATTTGGAATGGTTTCATTAAATCTACCAGTGAAACTGAACTTGTGTTTCTATCAGAGAAGATAGAGCCTTCAACTGGAAGCTTACATCCATATAGATTGTTATCTGCTTTAAACTGAAACTTAAGTGGTTTAATTAAGTTTTGTGAAATACCTAAATAAATAGGGGTAATGCCACCTGGATCGCCAGTGCCCCAATATGATGGTCTATGAGGACCTATTTTTATTCCGCCGTATACTTCATTAATCCATATCCAATCTACGTGTTCACCAAATAAAAGGTTATCCTTAGTCTTATTAATTTTAAGATTAGTATTATAAATGGGTTTATCTACTATTTTATAATCTTCGCTTACAATATCTGTAGTAACCTCACCGATTTCATCAATTTTAGTAAGGTGACCAACTTTAACTTGAGATTTCCAATAAGCCGTTGTAACACGTAGTAGATTACTATTACCTAGATCAAAGTAATCTTCACTCTCTGACATAATATGATCGATAACATCTCCTCCAGGAAATTTATTATCGTAATACGAGGTAAACTGTCTATATCCTAATGAAGGTCTATTAGTATTCCAGTCATGTGATTTGGTAGCATCGTAGTAAGAACCATCATTTTGGTACCCTTGAATTGGATAACCTGCAGATCTTACTGGATATATAGCTTCTAAAGATTCTAATTGTTCTTCTGTCATCATCCAACCATAACGGTCTATAACATCTGATACAGTAAACATATCAAACTTACCTACCCAGTTACCATCGGAAACATATCTTGCTTCTGGAGATTTGTTATAAAACGTTAAAACAGGATTCCATAGCTCTACATCATAATCATCATCCATCATTCTAAAGTGCCAGAATTCGCGATCTGTGATCAGCATGTCTCTAAACCCACGCTCCTCTAATTCATCTAACTTAAATCTTTCTGTATCTTCTCTATGCTGATGCTCTGCCCATTGCTCTATAGTTGATCTATATGTTTTATCAAAGTAAGACTGTATTTCAGGTAATGTTTTAATGTTTTCAGGACTCGTCTGTTGCTGAACTTCTGGAGATGACATATCCATTCCGGCTTGAGCAAGTTTAAGAGCAAGTTCTTGTGATGCATTAAATACTAAATAATCTTCAATTTGTTGACGTTTATATTCAATCATATCATTATATGATTCGTCATCAACTGCTCTATAAACTACTCTAGTAGATCTTTTAGCAAACTCGTTAACTAAAGTATTAATTACATTAGGAACAATAGGATAAAATTTAAGCTCTAATGCTGACTGGTCTTCTTTAGTTAATACTTCAATTAGATCTGCATATTCATTATCTTCTTCAACAATATAGTCTGTCTTGTCAATGAGACCTTTAGCAAGCTTATAGTTTTTTAGGAGTTTTCGCGCATTCCGTCTAACTTGACGCATTCCCTCAAACTCCAACCAATCCATATTCCAAGCTGCCCATTCCTGATCTTTTTTGCTTTTAGGCAAAAATTGAATGGGTTGATTAAGAGTACCCATTCGATTATGCTCTGCTTTAGCACCATTCTTTAGCTGTAACGCATTGTATATTTGCATATTATTTTAAATTTCTAAACGCTTGACGCGGTAATTTCATGTTTTTAAATGCACTATTTCCACCTAAATGACGGAATGGACTCATATTTAATTTACTAAAATTATTGCTAGATTGCAAAGCTTTAGCAGTATCAGTGCGTTCAATTCTTTTACTATAACCTCTATTAGCTTGTTGAACTTTTGCAAATGCTACAAGTGCACAAAATGTGACTAGACGGTCAACGTTTAGACCGTCATGATATGCCATCATTTCTTTTAGCAGCATTATGTCAGGAATGCGTTCAACTCCATACACAGTTTTGACAATTGTACCATCATCTTTTGTAATAACATCCAACTCTTCTTGAAGAAATTGTATCCCATAACTAAGCATATGAGCTTTAAAAAGAGTTCCTGTATTTTTCCATCCATATTCTTGATATACACTTGCATTTGCTCCAAGTTCTTTTAAAAATAATATTTGACTTCTAGGTACAAGATATTTTTGTTTTTTACGACTAATCATGTACTGTATAAACAAACTAATGTTATTTTCAACAATAGTCCAAGCTTTATACCATTCAATAATTAATTCTAATTGCTCATGAGTTTTTTTGAGGTCATCATATCTACCACACCATGATGCTACAAGTTGATCTCGTTCAATATAGTTATCTACTTCTTCACCATTAATTTTAGTGACTTCAATAGGATTTCTATAAACAATAATTGAACACAAAGATTCTGATGTTGTAGTTTTACCTTCTGAAACAGGGTCAATTGATGCATAATATGTTCCAAAATCTATATTTTTTTTAGGACGCTCATAAACAACTAAACAACCTGTTTTATCTTCAGTTCGTTTTGATATTGGAAACTCCATTATAGGAAGTTTATTAGTATCCTTTACATCAGGGTTACCCTCAGCATTCCGGTATATTTCCAGGTGTTCATACGGGTATGTTTTATCTTCTATTCTTCTAATTTGTGCGGATACTAATTCTAAAGGAAATACAGATTCTTTTCTATACGCAAAAGCTTCTTCAATATTTCTTGGATGCTGAGAAATTCTTAGTTGGTACTGAGCCGGGTTTAAGTTTCTTTTCCATTGAGCAAATTGTTCTTCTAATGCTTTAAGTGATTCCTCTACTTGGGAATTTCCAAACTCATCAATATATGGAGGCATTGACCATTGCTCCGGTATAAATAATCCAGATTTACCCAAAGTACCTTTTGAATCTATTAAATTCGTATCAACAGCATAAATATCATTAGACTCAGGATTTAAAGTCATGTCTTTAAGTGGTTCGCACTGATCTAGATCCCCCACCGAACCAGCAGCAATAAACAACCCGGTAGTAATAAAACCTGACTTCATTGCTGGTCTAATGTACTCGTAAGTTTTATCCATTTTTGGAGCAATTCCCGCTTCCTCATGGAAAAATATTTTGCAAGGACCACCTACACCGTTAGTTGGATCTTTTTCAAAAGACATTCCCTGCATTACACCTTTTAAACCTATTTCTGTTTTACGATTACCAATTGCCTGAACTACTTCAATTTTTTGTTGCCACATTAAGGTCTTTTTAGGATTCATTGGTCTATACCAAGCAGTGTGTTTATTTAAAAACGCTTCGTATTCATTTACGAATTTCCATGTACCTTTTTCATTGATATAGTCTTTAAGGCTAGCACCCATTTTAAGAGTAATACCTTCTTCAAACCATAGTTGATTAATCAACTTGCCTGCATGGTAGTATGATGATGCAATCTGACGTTTTTTTAGAATAGACACGTGTTTGTAATGCAGTTCAGCTAAAGCTTCATATAGAGCCATATGATACTGTGCATCACGCACATCAGCAAAACCAAACCTTTGAATTTCTTTATTAAATATTGGTAAGAAGTTAAGCCACATATAATAGTCCCTGGTCATATACCATTGATCACTTCCGCTCTTAACTATTAACCCGTATCTGCATTTAGTTTTTTGATCTTCCCAATAATTTATAAAGTCTTTTGTGTTTTCTGGATAAGCACAATAAAGCCCCTGCTTATTAAAAATAAGGGCTTGTTCTCTAAAGATGTTGTTAGAATCCTGATTAAAATTATACTGACCGGGCTCTTTAAAGCAATTCAATACAAAGTCTTTATACTCATCACGAGTATTAAACAGCGTTGTAGTGTATTCACCATTATCCCAGGTAGGTATTTCTATAGGAAAGTTTAATACCATTAGTATTCATTTAGCATTCTGAAGATTTCATCCAGGGCTTCGTGCCTATGATTTTCTCTTAAAATAATTTTATTTACAAACTTAGACTGCTCAATTTTTGAAATATCATGAATTGCTGACCATTCTTTTGCCTTTAAATCAATTTGTTGTCTATCGCCGGTAAAAATCATTTTACTGTTTTTACCCAATCTTCCTAAACACATCTGTAATTGCGGTTTAGTTAAGTTTTGAAATTCGTCAATAATACATACGGCATTATCAAAAGTCCTTCCTCTAAAATGAGACAAAGAAACCAGTTCAATTTCTAAGTTTGACTCCATTTTTTCTAGAATATCTGATTTATTATAAACCTTACGCATATTAGATCTAATAGGTACTAACCACGGATCCATCTTTTCTTGTAAAGATCCTGGTAGGAATCCATTGTCCTCGCTAGAAATTGTAGGTCTAGTTATAATAATATGATCTATTTCTCTTTTAAAAAACATATCTAAAGCAATTTGTACGGCAAGTAATGTCTTACCTGTACCAGCTTGCCCAATTAAAAAGTTAACTGGGGATTCTAAAATTTTTGCTTTAGCCTTTTTTTGCTCTTCAGTAAGACTTATAGTAAATTTAACTGCACCTTTAGGGGGAGTTTTTTTAGTATTTAGTGTTGTCATAAATTATAATTGATCATATGATAAACCAGCACCACCACGAACCCTGCTTTTTTGTTCTTCTTCTAAATCCTTAAAGGCTCCCTTATAAGAATCTCGAATTTGTTGGAACTTTGCAGCAGCATTAACAAGAGAATTAATATTTCCATCTCTACCATGGGATATCGGAGTAGTTTCCATATATGAGGCTAATCGATCTAACATCTGCTTAATACCATTATATGCCCGAGATGTAGGGGTCTCATATAGTTTTCTGCAAATGAGCAACGCTTCCGGAATTCCATCATCTTCAACAGAAAATTGTACACCAATTTCTTCAAGTATAATTTCTTCTTTATCATCTTCTGCTAAATTGAAGAAAGGATTAAAATCCGGATTAGGACAAGTCATATAAAAAAGATACTGATAAATTTTCAAGTAATCATCTGGATAGTCATCCATTATTTTTTTTAAACTTGCAATTGTATAACAATGTTCCGTAGGAATAACCTTATTATTTTTGATATCAAATAGTTTTACTAGCATCATCTTCTTTTTTTTCACCCGCACCATAAAAAAAATAAGGACTATTACCATAGGTCCTATCTATTCTTTCTGAGGAAAGTGGTGTTTTAAATACGTTTAATTTTGGTGGGTTATCCTTATTATAAGGAACAATAAAATCAGCATTATGCCAACGTAATAGATTATTTGGCTGTGCGCAAAAATTACCATCATTTAAAGCAATAATATGATAACATTTACTGTCTTGATCATTTGCATAACCAAGATTAAGTTCATTTAAATCTCCTTCATAATCATCTATTGTAGTTATATAAATACCTGAACGCCAAAGTAAATCTCTACAAAAAACATCCACTCCTTTATTTTGTAAAAAAGCGAATGTTGTCACTGCAATGTTATTACTTTGACAATCCCATGATTGTAGTAAAGATAATCGCCGCTCTTCATTTTCATCTAAAACATCATAATTTTCTGTATGTACAAATGCACAAATAGGCATATTCCAAAATATAGCACCAAAATGTGATTGAAAATGAAAGTGTAAAGGTCTATTAATCATAGACTTAACACCAAAAATATATCCGGGAGTAAGTCCTGCTTCATCTTTTATATATTTATTGCGGATAAAGCATTCGATATAAGGCATATTAGCATTAAGTTGTGCCATTGTTTTTTAAGTATTTTATGATGTCAATTACTTCTTTCTTTAAGTATGGTAGTTCATATCTTTGGATTTTATCTACTATCGGCTCGTGATTAGCGTCAAATTCCAACAAACGACTACCATATTCATCTAATTCTCCCTTAAATTTTATATGATCGATAACTAGTAACCCGGGTTTTAGACCTGGATTATGTTTTAAGATAACATACATATAGATACTTAGCTGTAAGTTATAGTGCATATAATTACAGTCATCAAGATGAGATACAGGACCTAGCATTTTTTTACTAACACCCTCCCAATTTACATAGGACTCGGTTTTAATTTCTTTATTAGTTTTATAGTCATAGACATTTACTTTTCCATTGACTATTTCAACCCTGTCTGCTTGACCACATAATTTTGCAGATTTCAAATAAACCATATGCTCGGGATAAATACCCTCTGATAGTTTTTGGTTTGGAGCTATTTTTAAACCGTTTTCTTCTTTAATATTAAATACAGGCAAAGTAACACCTTCACGAGTAATACTATTTAATTGTAATACATCATGTTCCCTTTGATTATGGTACCACGATCCTAATGTTATAGCCCTCTCACTTTCTTGTACCCAACGTAGCTTAATTTCTTCAGGAGGCATTCCATACCATTTTGATTTTTTATTCCTTGAAGACTTTTCTGCTATTGCATCTGCATCAAAGTGTTCTTTAAACAATGATATACAACTAGTTACGCTAGTCCATTTGATGTTATCCTTTGGATCAATACTTACATACTTGTGTTCTTTTGGTTCAAATACTATTGCCATTACCATTTATTTTGAGGACATGAATAATCACGAGATCTAGTAGCTGCAGAAAGGGCACATCCACAATCACCACAACACGGTTGAGTTCCGGGTACAGCACAGTATTTACCTGTCTTATCGATCAATACACACTTCATGCAAATCTGCATCCTTTTTGCTGCTAGCTCTTCTATTTTCTTATTTTTAAATATGGTATGCCACCAGCCTTGTAGTATTACTTTAACTTTTGTTATTGCGTTCATTTTTAATTTGGTTTTGACGGTTCATCTCAGATTTAATTACTTCATAAGTTTTTTCCATTTTATCTAATCGCTCTTTTGCTTCTTGATATTTAGGAAAATTTTGAAAGTTAGTTTGGTCTAATTTATTTACATAAAATGTTTGTCTTTTGATAAATCCTTCTAATGGTCTTAATCTCACATAAAAATCACCTAAGCATTCAAGATAGACCCGGTGATAATTTAGTGAACTTACTTTTTTTCTAACTGTCATCCAGTAGAAATCAATAACAGCTTCTATTATTTCCCGTTCAAAAGGAAGTTTATCCTTGATATCGTCTATTATATGTTTACTTTTTTTCATCAGATATATATACCAACTTATGTATAAGGAGAATGTTGCCGTTTATTTGCACATTTAACTCCTCAGCAATTTTAATTTTCTTTTTGTTTTTACCGTCTTTTGTAATTAGTTTTTTCTTAGCTGCTTTAGCTAAAGCATTACGAACAGACTGAGAAGTCTTAAAAATACCGTGTTCAGCAGCTAATGTGCAAAACTCAGGTAATTCTCGTTCACCAGATAAAGCTAAAAAAGTCAAACAGCTTAAATCCGGTTTAGAGATCTGAATATCTTTTAAGTAGCAATGTGTAGCAATTTGATACTTAACAATATTCCAATGATCCATTTTTACTATTTTACTCACTTGATTTACTATCGCCATTGTCTTTGGTTTTATTATTATATATTAATTGAGCGAATTGATTCTGTGAGTATGATCTACGCGTTTGAAGCTCTTGAATCTCTGTCTGTAACTCTTCGTATTCTTTACGTAGTTTAAGAAGAGGAATCTGCTCATTGTAAAAAGCCGCAAGTTCTTCTTGACGTTTTTTCATCTCTTCAGGAGAGATCTGTTGGTTTTCAGGCATTGTTGAATTTTTTAAGTTTAATCAAATATATAATAATTAGTTTAAACTTACAAAGTTTCATTTTTGGTATAGCATAAAAAAACCCGTCATTCGGGTTCTTTAAATTTAATTTAGTAGTTAAAGTTTTACTTGGAATCTTTTTTATGTCGACCTCTGCGTTTTGATCCTTTAGCAGCATCTACAATATCATCAACCCCTTTGATTGCGTCTATAATATCCTCAGCAACGTCATCTACTTCTTGTTTAACTCTTTCAGTACGATGTTTAGCTTCTTTAACAATATCATCAATTCTATCAGGAATTAAGTTACTGTTATTGTCTTTTATTTTTTTGACGTAAAGGATTGTTCCGATTACTGCTATAATTGCAGTTATGCTAATAATTATAAATACTTCTATCATTGATCTAACTGTTTACGAGCTAATAAAAGCTTGATTTCATTTAAATCTTCATGAAGCTTTCTAAGCATTGTGGTTATTTCATTATTATTTTGTTCTAAAACAAATATGCGAGATTTCATTTTAGTTATCTCAATATTCATTTTAACATAGGTACCAATTAAAGCTGCGGCTATCCCAACAAACTCATATACTACTGTTGAATCCATATCTTTTACGTGCATTAATCCTTGAGAACAAATTTAAGATTAGCAAAAGCATGTATATGACCGTTTGTTAGTGTTACATTTCCTCCTTCCGCAAAACCAAAAATAATTTGGTCGCCTGAACCTGAAGGTGTATATGTTATAACTCCTGAAATGTAAGTTATACTTTCTGTAGTTGTGCTTGATGGGTTAACCCCTGTTCCTGCAATATTAGTATAAGTTCTTGTTGTTGAGCCATTTAGTAAACCTGTTACACCCAAAACAGGTCTCATTAATGATGAAAGGTTAATTGTTGACGCTAGAACAACACCAATTTCATAATAAACTTTACCTGTAAATCTTGCATCAAGATCTAAAATTGCTAATGGAGCTGCATCATGATGAGCTACGTTTAGTGATGCTGGATTAAATACCCCATAATCAAATGCATCATTTGCTGAGCTTGTTGATAACAAAAACAATTCTCTTGCGCCTAATCCATTTGTATAACCATTTAAACTATAAGTACAAAGTTTTACAGTTTCAGGCATGTCATCAGTTACTAAAGCCCGAAATAATGGTTGACCATTACTACCATCCGGTGCAGCGTAAACCTGATTTGCTGTTTGAGTAGCTTTTGTTACGCCTATTGTTCCTGATGTTGTTACTGGAGAACTGGATACAGTAAACTCTGCGGGCATTGAAAGACCAACAGAAGTTACTGTTCCACTACCACCACCGCCACCTGAAGTAGCATCCGATATTGCTTGGAGAAGTTTAAGACTTTTACGTTCAAAATCAAAGTTTGAACCTTTATCTCCTTCTTTTGGATTACCGTTACCTAAACTCATATTAAATAATTAAGGGGTTAGATTATCTAATATTTGCTGTAAAAGCTTAAGAAATGTTCTTTGATACCTAAAATTAGATCTTTTAGAACCGTTCCTATAATTATTATTTCCCAAACCCATGATACATATAATTATATAATAATATACGAATTATATGTACACTTTAAAAGAGATATAGAAAATAAGTAACCCAATTTCGAGCTCTTGAAACTCGCCGTAAACAGGATCTTCCCCTGGAGCGTAGATAATTCCTAAAGTCCAAGTCTTAAGATTATTTAAACCGAACTCAATCCTCATACACAATTAGAACAGATTGTTGATTGACCAAAAAATAATAATCATCATTATATTGGATAATTTCTGCAGCTTTTAGTGCGGGCGCCCCAATATAAACTCGATCCCCTATTTTAACTTTATCAACTTCATCACCAATATGAGTAATCTCTAACTTACTCCATCTTTTCATCATCTCTTCTTCCATAGAAGCTTTAACCTCATCGGTAAGTTCAATTAGAGATTCAGGTGCTTTTGGTTTAAGGACCATGATCCTATTTCCTAGTATTTTCATAGTTGATTTATTTGTAACAAATATAATACTTTCGGTATATAAAACAAGAATGTATTTGAGAGAGACGTTGGGTCCCTATAACCAAGTCCCGGGCCCTTTAGCGCTAGGGGGCTACCCCCCATAAATCTACAGAGAAGTTTGAAAAAGTTAGAAATGAACCACCCCCCTCAATCTCTCTCTAGAAAACTTTTGCTTCACTGGCTTGCTTGCTCTCGAGCAGAGCTCTCGTGCAACCAGCAAGCTCAGCTGAGAATGTTGTACATTCTCAACAGACACTCTCTTTCTATAAGTTTTGCTTATTAGTCTTACTATAAGGCCTCTTCCTTTTTTACTTGTATCAGGCTAACCTCTCCTGATACATCTACGCCATGCATATAGAGAGTATCATAGAAGTTCTAACAGACGAGCAGCTTACTGCTTTGTGGTGTTACTGCACGGCTGAGCTTGAAGCTAGAGCTCAGCGTGAACCAGAACCTTGTTGGGAAACTGGCTTACCGTTCTAAGCAAGGAGAGCCCTAACGGGCTCTTTTGTTTTTATATATGCTTTCCTTTTTTGTTTATGGATACATATACGTTTAAAGTGCGCATTGGTACTCTAGGTAGTGTTGGTGTGCAAGCCACAAGTCGGTATCATGCTGAAGATAAAGTTTGGAACCAAGTTCAATCCGGTGCTTATGGTGGAGTAGCTCTCAAGCATATAACCCGTAAAGA